CCTGGAACAAAGATTTACTTTGTTCGTTAAACTATCTCCGCTACGTGAAAATTTTTAAATAAATAAAAACACGTATTGAAAATAACTTTCTTCCAAGCCTATCTGTCTCTTAAAGTTGTGACCTACTCTCGATAAGGGCAAAGCCCCTATTAAGTTCGGTTAAACTTTTTAGAGGGCTAGGCCCGACGACACCGATAATTAAATCTGTCGCACACTAGAGTCACTCTAGTGATTTCTCTTTTCCAACATGAAAAGAAATTGATAAATATTTATAGACATTACTGTCTTTTTTAAACACCTAAGTAGGCGTTGCATATTGGTATACAATGGGAATACCAGTAAAGAAATACATTGAAAAATCCTCACCAGCTGAAACCCATTGCTGGAATGCCATAATGTCTCTACCGTCAACAGCATTTGCAGCGTCAACACTACTAACTGCAACCATCTTAACAGTATTACAATCCAAAGATGGAGTTGTAATTATTCTAGAATAATTGAATCTGTCAGCATTGTAATATGGTAGTTCCACTTCAACGGTATTATTAATTGCTGTTCCTGTAGTAGCAGCACCATTAAAGGTATCCTGAGTTTGCGATAAAGTAGTAAGATTAACTGGATTTATATTACCATTAGTTAAAGTGGTAATTAATCCAATATCATTTTCCTGATAAGGTTGCCTTGTTACAACTGGCAAACCCATGTTTCCCGGTGAATGGAAAACATATTTGTGTCTCATGGATCCCCTAAAACCCGCATAAACTGGTAAAAACCAATTAATTGGATTATTATGCACTTTATTAAAATTCCTGGGTAAATCCGAAGGATCTAATCCATTCACATCATAACCTCTATAAAAAGGTAGTGCTTTAGTATTAAAATATCGGTAAATAGCAGCTAATCCAGTAACTTTTGCATCTGCCCAGTATCTAGTCATAGTATATCGCTTAACTAATTCTCTAATACTTGTAATATTTTCTCCAAAAAATACGTTCATAGTTTCGTCCGACTCAGGTCGTTCACTAGCTATAGTATCTAATTTGGTTGCCGCTAAAGGCTCGTCAATATTATCTTGAGCTATAATTCCGCTTTGTGATTCCAAAACTTGTGGCGCACCAGCTGCTGCATTGGGCACTCTAAAATAAGATAAATTTGCTATTTTATCTGCTTCTGGCATTGCAAAACGTGCATCATCGCACATTGAAACATATACATTAACTGAAATATCTGAACTTGCGCTCGGTGATACCAATTCATTAATTACGTTCAATTCAATAAACCCATTACACAAACGTGCAACAGCTTCTGGCAATCGTATGCCTCCCATGTTTGGAATATTAGTGTCAATGGGTTCCAATTCCAACCATGCTTTCGCTTGACCCCAACCTATCGTAATTTCGAAATCTTCAGCATCTGCAATATCAATAACACGGGAATAATTTGTGTTATAATCCACCTGTGATTTGTGTTCACGTGGATCGTATCGGACTAGCAATCGTCCTTTATGGTATGCTGACTTTACAATTTGAAATCTAAATTTAATAGATCCCTGCCAATACTTAAACAATTGAGACATGTGACACGCAGGTGTCATATGAATCTCTTTGCGTAAGGATGGTGTTGTGTAATTTACAGTACGATACAAATCAGGAGCTACTCTTGCATTAAACAATAACTGTCCTGGATCATCTGTACTAGACCAATTAAATGAAGTGAGATAGGATTCGCGTTGAACGTAATCCAAAATTCCCATTTCATCACAGGCCTCTAATCCAGTCACTCTGGGATCAATAGTGACTTCATTTTTAGAATCCATAGTCAATTTAAAAACAGTATCAGCGGCATCAACGTTACAAATATTACCCACTGGACATGGTTTCTGTAATAATGTATCTGTTATAACTACTGGTCTGCTAAAGCCAAATAGACGCGCTATGTCTCCCACACCTGTCGCAACTATTTGCGTAGCTCTAGCATAAGGTGCTATCAATGGAATAGCGGCCAATTGGCCGGCCGCTTTAGCCACAGCTGAAGCTGGTTTAGAAATGATACCCTGACCATATTCATCTCCAGAATTCATACTTTTTGATTTACCCTTAGAGTTTGAATTCTTTTTTGACTTACCAGCTTGAGAAGGCAATACAGCCAAATCATGTGAAGTAGGCATAGTAAGTGTGACCTCACTAGCCCATAAATAAACAGAAATAGTAATCGGATTACCTACATCTGTGTGCCTCAAATCTCCAAAAGATTTAAAAGTAACTCTACCTAATTTTTCAGCAATATCAGGTTTTGATAAAGTGATATAATTTTCCTTATAAAAATATGGAAATTTCATCACTCCACCCGTATTCAAGGTTGGGTTTAGAAAAATGTGTGGTTTCTGTGATGCTCCAATCAAATCGGCATCAAATGTGGCTCCTACACCACGTACAACAGTCACATCATCATGCCCATTCAAAGGATTATAAAAAGCAAGAGCTCTTCCGTAATGGAAAGGAGTTCCACTAATCAAAACCTTCATATTCAAATTCATGCGCAACAAATCAAAATTTTTAATTTTATCGCGAATAAAATCGTTAGATAAATATGCAGACCATACATCTAATTCTTCAAATAAAGTTTCATTAATTCCCCATTGATATGTTGCCACTTCAATCGGACGTGAAAGAAAATTACCTAAATCACTATCAGTATTATCAGCTAAATTAAATGTTTCATCTGGATCAGCAGGCACCGTAGCCGACCATCCAGCATTTTCGTCAGCAAAAGTGGTAATTTCAGCCTTCATGTCAGAATCAGCTTGACCCGATGTCATAGTACCTGATTGTGAAAAGAAACATTTTTCCTCTAATTTCCTATTCCGTGCTCTTAATTCTTTAACTAATTTCTTGAGCTTCCTTACATGACCATATTTTCTCGCGATATCGTGTTCGAGTACAACTATATAGTCCATAGTTGTTTCCTTGTCTTCGAGGTCAAGGAGTTCCTCTTCTTTTATACTCATGTCGAGTATGTTTTTGTTATATAAACTAGTAATGCTATGTTTATGAATAGTGTAATGATTTGCATCATAATAATTACACCAGTGCTTCTCTTTGTGTGGTTTCAAACCACTCCACTAAATAATGGTACCTCACGGGGAAGGTTCAAGACAAGTGAGTTTTTGTAACATATTTTAAGGTTGGAAGTTCCTTTAAATAAGTTCATAACTACCCCACTCGGGTTCTTTGGTTTTTATTGCATGTATCCAACGCAATTTCAAAATTGTGAAATATTCACCCTATTCCTTGTCAGGAATGGGGTATGGATTTTCATTCCATACATATTTATCGCAATACTTATGGATCTGTTCCCTATACGTAGGAAACTCTCCAACAAGTCCAGCGATATTACTATCTAATGCCACTTTCTTCAACTGCTCTCTTCGTAAGGTATAAATACCTTCTCCATAATGAGCATATTTGTCAAGTGCATCCTTAATTGTGCAAGCCGCGTGTAAATCTTCAGGTATTGAAGATCTACCATGCGCATGCAACATTTTGCTTATGGAAGATTCTTCTATTACAGCTCTATATAACTGCAATTCATCATTCCATACAGCATTGTGTTTAAGAAAACCAGCATCAGCCCCATTTATAAAAGGAACTGATTCCGCTTCTTTATCAGCCATAGTGTACGTAATGTCACTTTCAGCTAATACTCTTGCTATATTTGTGTGATTATATGTATCATATCCTTTCTTCACGGACATAATATTGTCATCACCATACGTCATTAACGCAACAACTTTATTAAATCTTGGTGTGTAAAACCATCTTTCTTCACTAGCTATTTTATAATATACGTAACGCATATACAAACTATTCACTAATGAATTTGTAACAACAGTTAATGGATGTCCCGAAGGATTTGATCCATAAAACTGTAATATTGTTCCAAAATAATCATAAGTTGGTGAGCAAATTTCAGTAGCTATTCCACGCATAATTATCAAATCATCGCGGTCATAATTGCCACTGACTTCTGCTAAATTAATCAATATTTTAAAACTAGCTAACATAAATCTAGGTGACATACGTCCATCAAAAGATTTGTAATCTCCAGCGACGACTCTATCTTCACCATATTTATAAATACTTTTCATCATAGTTGTCCATTCGGGTGATTCTACATTCAAGCCTACAGCACATTCAAAAATTTCCTTATTTGTTTGCATCAATGCTGAAATACTTAAATAATATTTCCTCACCAGCATAATAAAATAAATGTTACTACCAGCAAAAACTCGAACTTTCTTCTTTCCAATCTTTGTAGGTTCATCTTTCAACGAAGCTTTAAAAATTGCATTAATCCTATCACCAGATAGCAAAGTTTGTTCTAACTTTTCAATTTCAACTAATACTTTTGGATCGATGTCACGAGGACAACTGATTCCTTCGACTTTCCTTTTTGAAATAGATACAACTTTAGTTTTAGGTCCTACCATAGGAAAACCACAAGCTGTCGAAAAATTCATAGAATTAATTCCTACTACTCCATCTAATCCTGCTAAAACAACATCATCTTCTAGTTTTCCTAGCAAATGTAATTTATCTTTAAGACCTTGCTTCAAAGTCAAATCAAAATCAATTACAGCTTTGTCTATCAAAGTCGAATCGAAAATAAAAGCGGTGTGCGTCTTACCTTCAATATCAACTTCTTTATGCATAATATCTTTCATTTCATAAGGTTTATCATGCATCCGTTCTAATCCTAAATGTTCAGTAACACTCTCAGATATAGTTGACTCTACCACCACGGATTTTGGTGTAGAACTGGGTCTATTGTGTGATCCAAATACAATACATCTGGCATCAGTTAATAACTTGTTAGTTACACACAATTTATGTGGAGCTTCTAATGGTCCTACATCAATATCTCCAATACAAGTATTAAAATTTGTTCCAGCATGGGAAGGCAACACCGATGGTTTAATCGATATTTTTTCAATTCCTTCTAAAATTTGTTCTCTGGTAACAAATCCAGCTGTGCCAAGTGTACCTCTTCCTCCTAAATGAAAACCACCAATAAATGGCATATCATGATTGTCCTTAGCCACAAAAGTTGCCATACACAATCCTTGAAATGTTTTCTCTGGAAAATAATATTGTATGGATTCAAATTTACCTCCTTCCGTTGTTTGACTAGTACATCGTGTACCTAAAATTTTACTAAAAATTTTAATTTTGTTTTCATCATTATAAATAATATTTCCAACAAATTGTTTTTTATGTGCTATCTTAGCAGGGAAAAATGAAGTCAAATCTCTTTGATCACCTAATTCTGGTATGTACCACAAACTTAAATCAGTTTTTGGTATCCTGTAACTAGAATTACGATCAATTCGTACTGTTTTAGGATTAGCTCCTACTTTAGTAATAATAGCTTCGGAACTACATTTTGGTATAACATGCGAAGGTAAAATCATAATGTTGCCACGTAAAGGCAAACAATTACAAAATTTCGTAGTACCATCTTCTTCACTTATATGAATCATCATTAATCTTTTGCTAATCATATTAGTCAATTGTTCAGCTGTTGTGGTGCGTGCATTACCACCAATCTTGGGGTTAAACATAAAACGTTTCTCCTTTTCATGTTCATCCCAAAATTCTGTTTGAACATTAGTCTTCATCGTACTTAATTCAGGTCTAATGCATGCTGCAGCTTCAGAAATTAATCTATTGTATAAAAATTTAATTAATTTGCCTAAAATTAGAAATGTAGTAACACCTCCAATTTTGGCTATAAATGAAATTTTCTGTGTAGCTGTCAAAGATTTAAGATAATTACTAGGTCTAGATATTTTCCGTATCTTACATAAAATAACATAACAAAATGTTTCGTGTATTATTACATCAATATACATTAAAGAAACAATGAAAAATACATTAATTAAATCAAAATCAATTAACCATACAATATAGCACATTACGAATAATGCACTATATAAGTACAGTGGATTTATATAGCGTTCATATAACCAACGCTTGCACATATTTGTACATAATAATTCATAAACATAATATTCTATAGTTTTATATACATAATCTTCCAATGCAATATAATTAGAATAAACTGAATCAAAAAGTCCTGCTTCAGAATCAAATACAATGTTTTCATCTAAACAAGTTGGTAAACCATCACTATTCAGTTCAATTGTATCAGCACGTGAACTAAGTTCAACTAAGTTTTTCTGTTGAACAAAATGTTCATCGCTTTCATGTTTTAAATATCTTAATAAAGTTTTCAAATCAACTTGTTTCATTTCTTTTCCTTCAAATTTAACTATTTCATAAGAAACTCTAGGTTTCTTATTGGTACCACGTGGATTATTTCCATGTGCTTCCATAGCGTTTTCAATTGTGAACATAGCATAATCAGGATAAAGTTGTTGATTAAAGTCTTTAAAAACTTTCTTTGTGTCTAACATTTGAGTACCAACCTTACAATATTCTGGTCGTACTTCTTGTGTTATAATGGAATTAAATCTACGTGCAATAGACACGGGCTCACAAGAATAATAAGCCGCATGTAAATGCTTAACATTAGTAGTCGCTAAAACTACTCTTGGTTCCATCATAATATTTCCTTTATGTTCAGCAATGGGACTAACAGCCGAAGTTGGCATGTTATTCATAAACTGAATTATTTGTTTTGTTGCATTAGTGCTATCTGTTTCTGGATTAGCATTACATAAATCATCAAGAATAATACCTTGATGAGTAGTACGCAACTCTGATTGAAATTCATCAGATGCATTCATTGAAATAATTACATCCTTTGAATCATTAAATCCATTAATTTTTAACACATAACGAACAATGGCATTAGCCATACAAGATTTTCCAACTGATGAACCTCCATATAGTAAAATACCATAAGGAGCCATCCTCATATTAGCTTTTTGCGCACATGTTCGTTGTGCTTTTATTTCTTTAAGTTTAACCAATTTAGGAACATAATAAGTGTCCTTTGGTATAATCTTAATCTTACTTTCAGCAACTTCAATAGCTTGTTGCAAACGCAAATCGTACTCTTTCGAATCAATATTGCCAGTTTCTACGCTTAATTTGTTTCCAACTACATAAGTGTAATCTTCTTCAAATGCACCATTAATTGCGTCGCCATAAAATGCTTCCCAACCTTTAGTCGGAAAAGCACAACATGCTGTAAAAACTGATTTGCTAAATTCAAAACAAGCATCAAGTAAATCGAATACAGTTACTGAATGTCTTAATTTGGACGGTGTAAATACGTTACAACCTTTAATGGTAATATTAAAAGTTTCTACATATTCTAATGTAATAATAATGTCAAAAATAATATATAATTGTTTCATTAAAGCACATTTACGTATATAGCCAAATGAAACATAAAATGTTTCAAAATTCTTAAATATATCTAATTCTAAAATTACTTCTTTACATGTGGATGAAAATAAAAAACACTTATTAATTGTGTTCTTAATATTTTCTGAAAATTCTTCATTTTCATATTTTTGTTGCCCCCATTGTCTAAATATTTCAAAATAAGTACATACAAAATCACTTTTGTAATGTACCCATTGTTGAAAATATTGACGACAGGTGCTAAAAAAGTCAAATACTTCTCTACCAGATTGTGATTGGTAGACAATCTTCGTAGATTGTTGTTTCATATTTTTGTTTTTATGTTTTTTACATTCGGTTATGTAATTAAATCTTTGTTGTTGGGCAATAGCCTTGCGCTTGGACGCTTTCTTGCCGTTCTGTTTTTTAGACTCATATTTGGCAATACGGTCTTCCTTCCCTGATTGGGAAGTATAAGTGTTTATGTATACAATAAAGTACACAACTGAAATCACTATTACTAGTGACCAGAACCCTAAATTTGTGGTGTTTGCGATTGTTTCTCTCTTTAAATTAAATGATAACATAGTTATAAAAGGGGGAAAGGGTTAGTATCAGTAGTCATAAATGTAAATAAATGACTTGAATAAACCAACAATCACATTTCCAGATAAAGCGTTAAAATTTTGAATTAAATGCCTCACCTCAAAATACTACTCGGGGAAATCACGGGTTACCACACCCTACATGCTAGTACATGCTTAAACCGGAGGTTGTTTTTCGGATATTGGGGCCTTTAGCGGACATCCATTTACGTTTGGTAAAATAAAACCAATATTGTTTGCTCAAGAATATACTTCTACTCCTGGGTACTGTTCTCTTGTCTCTTTGCAAGTGTTCTACCTTAAAAAGAGGATTATTGTTCAAGAGCTCGCAATATTAAATAATATAACTGTCGGGCCTAAATCATCACATCAAAATCTATAATTTAAAAATGGATCTGTGATTGTATGTCTAAATTGGGTAATGTACTCCTGATTTGAATAAAGTACAGAGTGCCAATAAAGACAGGGACTGTTTGCGAATATTTTTAAAGATAAAAAATTCAAAACTTTCATTCTAGCAGAATGATATATGATAGTACTCTATCAACGGGATAAAAAATCAATTTCATCAACTAAATAAGCATAATCACGGTAATAAAAACGTGAAAATAGGAAAACATCTCATTCATAATAGGGTAATTAAAACCTAAAATGAAGGTGTTTTAAATACACTAAAACTTATATTACAAGTAAGGGATAAAACTTACAAGGATTTAGAAATAGAATATCGATTTGGGTTCATAAGAAACCAAAAAGATCTCTACAAAATTTAAATCAATAATTAAATAGTCAATAAAATTGAAGACCAGCATTGTTCGGTGCTAAACGAACAAAAACTAATCAATGGAACTCCACACAGGTAAAAACCTGTGTGGAG